CCGTTTCTCCGCAAGCGTATGCTTGAGAGAGGCACGTTTGTGACGCTGGATGAGATTGTGCCTGTACAAGATAAGAAAACGCGTGCGCAATCTATGCAGGGGCGCATCGCGATGGGTAAAGTATATTTCCCCAGCTACGCGCCGTGGTACCAGGAAGCGCGTGATCAGATTTTGAAATTTCCATTCGGCGCACATGATGATTTTGTCGATGCAATGGCGTACATAGGTTTGGGCTTAGCGATCCAAGTACGTGCGCGACCAACCAAAACGGCAAAAAGCGGCCCTACAGAGTGGACATATGGCTGGTTAAAGAAACAGACGCGAGACGCTGATAAGCAGCGTCAGTCGCGACATGGAGGTTGGTGATGGCAGGTGAACTCGGATTTATGGAAGAGGGGCCGATACCTGGCGCTGATCCGATCAATCCTGCAATTGAATTAGAGTCAGAGGGTGTTACAGCTCCTGGCGAGAAGGTCATGGAGCGTGAAGCGCCAGAGCCAACACCTCAACGCCGCGCCTTAGTTGACTCACTCCAGAAGATGATCAAGTCAGGCAAGAAGCATTGGGAGCGGCATTTCGATACGATTTCGCGTGACCAGAAATTTTGCGCTGGCGAACAATGGCCTTCAGAGACGAAATCCTATCTGTTCAATGACGATTATGATGATCGTTACATCGCCAATATCACGTTGCGCCATGTGCAGCAGAAGGTGGCGTCTCTTTACTGCAAGAACCCAAAAGCAGTTTGCCGCCGTCGAAAGAAGATCTTAAGCACAGTTTGGGATGGCTCGATGCAGTCTGTGCAGCAAGCACAGCAGACATTGCAGCAGGCGCAGATGGCGCAGCAGTTCCAGCAGCAGATGATGATGAATATGGGCGCGTCTCTTTTGACCGGCGCTCCACCCTTATCAATGCCTGGTATGCAGCCTCCAGGTGAGCCTGGCATGCCTGGTCAAATGCCAATGCAGCCGCCCCAGGCTCCAGATCCAGTTGCAGTTCAAGAAGCGCAAGCAATTGTTGATGACGCCAAGAATGTTAAGATGCAGGTCGATCAGATGAACAGGATCGCCCGTACGCTTGAGATCTTGTACGAATATGAGGTCAACGAGCAGCAACAGCCGTTTAAATCCATGATGAAGATGGTTGTGCGGCGTGCAGCGACATCTGGCGTTGGCTGGATTAAAGTCGGCTTCCAGCGTGTTATGGGCCGTAGTCCTGACTACGACAGCCGTATTGCTGATATTCAACAGCAGCTCTCAACAATGGAGCGTATCTCAGCTGATTTAGCTGACGGCGAGATTCAAGATGATTCCGCTGAAGTTGAGCAGCTCAACTTGCTTCTCAATGACCTCAAGAACGAAAATGAGGTTGTTGTCCGTGAAGGCCTACAGTTCTCTTATCCAAAACCAACGGCGATTATTCCAGATCCGCGCTGTGTTCAACTGCGTGATTTCTTAGGCTGTGATTGGGTCGCTGAAGAATACATCCTATCACCAAATGAGATCAAAGAAGTCTATGGCGTTGATGTTGGGACTAGCTTCACGGCGTATAACCGCCTTGATACCGGTAAGGACTATGAGCGCGCTCGAGCTGTCTGGGAGACAGGTAATTACTCAGATGACGCAACAATCTCTGATGGAGACTCTGACAGCGCATTAGTTTGGGAAGTCTACAACAAGAAAGACGGCCTGCGTTACGTTATCTGTGACGGCTACAAGGATTTCTTGTTAGAGCCTTCTTCCCCAGAATTTTACACTGACAGGTTCTGGCCTTGGTTCTTAGTGGCGTTTAACGAGACAGACGGTAAGGTTTACCCTCCATCTGACGTGCAGCTTATGCGCCCAATGCAGCTCGAGCTGAACCGTTCGCGTCAAGGCATGCGTGAACACCGCCTGGCGAATAGGCCTAAGATTGCTTATGCGGAAGGCCTGCTGAGTGAAGACGATCTAGATGCGCTGCGTAATCACCCTGTGAATGCGTTGATCAGCATTTCTGGTTTGCAGCCAGGTCAGCCTATCGACCAGGTATTACAGCCTGTGAAGGGCTCTCCACTCGATCCTAACCTCTATGAGACGAACATGATCTTCCAAGACATGTTGCGTTCTGTGGGCGATCAAGAGGCCAATCTCGGCGGTAATAGCAATTCAACCGCCACTGAGACGAATATTGCGCAATCTTCACGCGCATCAGCAATGGGCTCGGCGATTGATGATATTGATGAGACGCTGACGGGGATTGCGAAAGCGTCAGGTCAGATCCTTCTGCTTAATGTGTCTGAGGATACGGTGAAGGGGATTGTTGGCCCTGGAGCTGTATGGCCTCAATTGACGAAGTCCGAGGTGGCTAAAGATCTTGTTCTCGAGATCGAGGCGGGATCTTCAGGCCGTCCTAACCAGGCGCAAGAGCTGCAGAACTTTGAGCGTCTCGCGCCAATCTTGATGCAGCTACCTGGCATTAATCCAGTTGTTCTTGCGAAAGAGGCGTTAAAGCGCCTCGATGATCGTATTGACGTTGAAGCTGCAGTTGCCGAGGGCATGCCGTCAATCACGTCACAGAACGGCGCGAAGGCTGGGCCAATGATGCCTGGCCCAGGCGCTGGAGATCCAAACGCACAAGGCCCCATGGGCGGCAATAATGCGCCAGCTCCTCCAGGCCCAAGACCAGATAGTCCAACACCAAAACCGCCGCCTGCAGCAACTGGCCCTGGGGTCTAGTTTACTGTGCGGTATTATGATACCACAATCGTAGGTTTTGGAGCATTACCAAACCAAGGAGTTCAGAGTGCAAGCTGATGAAAACGACACAACCGAACACCAGGCCACAGAGAGCGCCGCTCCTGTAGCTGAGTCTTCGACGGAATCTACGCAAACCGAACAGGTGAGCGATAGTTCAGGGGAGTCTAAAGAGACGCTTCTCGATGCAGTCCTGAAGGTGGTTGAACCCACGGCCCAGGAAGCGAAAGCAGAAGGCTCTGAGGAAAAAGAGGAAGACCCGACCTCACAAGAGCTTAAGTCTGACGATCAAAACGAGGAAATAGAAGCACAAGAAGATATTGGCGAAGACCCTGAAGACAGTGCGGCCATAAAGGACGCAAATAAGCAGGCAAAACGCTACATTCGTAAGCTGCAGAAGCAACGCAGAGAATTGCAGGATCAAGTCCAGCAGTATGAAGCGTTAAGGCCTAATGCAGAAATTGGTGAGCAGCTTCAAGGCTACGCATCAGCGAATAATTTGTCATCGAACGACGTTGTAATGGCCCTCGACCTTGCCGCTATGGTGAGCCGAGGTGATTGGCAAGGGTTCTATCGAGTTATTTCGCCGCTGGTTAGAGAAGCCCAGGAACGTGTGGGCGTAGTCCTCCCGACTGATATTCAGCAACGGGTAGACCAAGGTCACATGACAGCTCAAGCAGCAAGAGATCTTGCTGATGAGCGTTTCCAACGCGCCCAATATGAACAACGAACTCATGTGATGCAGGAGCGTGCGCAGTCACAATACTTGCACCAGGTGAAAGACGAAGTTCAGCGATCAGTATCTGCCTTTGAGCAACGACTTGCTTCGACTGATCCAGATTACAAAGCAAAAGCCGAATCGGTCAGACGTGTAGCGCAAGCCCGACTGTTTGAACGCGGTGGACAGATCAATTCAGTTCAGGAAGCTTTGGCGATTACCAAAGAAGCTTATGATGAAGTGAATGCTCAGTTTAAGCGTTATCGACCAGCTCCGCGTGCGACAACTCCAATGCCTGGCGGTTCAAATCCACAAACCCCAGCCGCACGATCAGCCCCAAAGAGCATTATGGAAGCAGCTCTACAAGGTTTAGCAAAAAGTCGTGTTGGCTAATTGGTCGCTTTTGGCGATCAGTAAAAGCTAGGACAAACTACAATGGCATTTACAGCCGGTGAAATCGCGAATATCGCAAATGCTGCGCTCGATTATTACCTAAACAAAGGCGATACGTTTAAGCAGTCAATTCAGAAGCGTCCTTTCTGGGATGCTCTTGAGTCAAAGGCAAAGACCTTCCCAGGCGGCAAAGGCAACATCAGCCTTGCAGTTGAAGGCGACTTTGGCGCTGGTGGCACAAACGACAGCATCAAAGGTTATACTCACGACGATAAAGTAAACTTTTTTACGCCTGCAAATATCAAGAGAGCAGACTTCCCTTGGCGTGAGCATCATATCGGTCTGACGATGACGCACACCGAACTCAAAATCGACGGCATTTCTGTCGTTGATACAAACGGTGAGCGCACAAGCAATCACTCACAGCGTGAGTTGACTGTTCTTGTAAACCTCCTCGAGGACAAGCTGTTTGCTCTTGGTGAGCAATATGCACGCGG